CACTTCGGTGGGCGCCACGCCGGTAGTTCCTGTCGTGCTACCACCGGAAGAGGGCGCCGGCGGGGGCCCGCAGAAACGCCAACGCGCTGAGCAAGCGCGCGCCGCGCAGGAAGCGAAAGACTTCCTTGAAATGATCATGGCGTTGGTATCCGCCGACGTACTCGACTGAGGAAACAAGCATGTCCCTGACCTCCTGCCTGCGCAAAGCTGGCGCTCTTCTTTCACCCGAGGACCGCGCAGCCGTCCTCGATTCCGCGCGGGCCAACCGTGCTGCTGGTATGGACGCCACTGCAGCGGGCGCCAAGGCGATCAACGACCAGCTTGCGGAGGTGGAGCGCCTACTGCGCGTGGCGGAGGCGCGAGACGGACTCGACAACCTCCCCGCTGACGCGAGCGAAGAAGAGCAAGACGCCGCCGACACCGCGATGCGTATCGCGCAGCAGGTTAAGGCCAGCCCCGCACGGCCCTTCTACAGCGAGCTGGCGCGCCGCCTGGACGGCGCCTCGATGAACGCCGCGCCGGCCGCGGGCTGGAAGCAGTGGCTCAAGGGCCTGCCGGCCAAGGGCGTGAAGCCCGACGAGATCGAGTGGTCGGGGGTCGAGGATTGGCTGGACATGCAGCAGGGCAAGGTCGCCAAGGCTGACGTGCAGGCGTTCCTGTCGGCCAACGGCGTGCAGGTCGAGGAGACGGTGCTGGGCGCGGAACGGTACGAGATCGTCGAGAACGAAGACGGGGAGTTTGATGTCATCGCTGTCGACAAGCTGATTGGCGGCGAACCGCGTGTGATGTTCACTGGCTCAACTATGGAGGACGCGCGGGCGTACCGCTACGAAGCGTCGCAAAGTGGGAACGGAAACGAGCCCAAGTACGGCCAGTACCAACTCCCCGGCGGCACGAACTACCGCGAGGTGCTGCTGACGCTGCCGAAGGGTACGACCTACAACGACGTGACCCCGATTTTCAGGGCGGCGGGCATCTCGCTCGACGCTGATGTCGTGATGGCCGGGGGCAACCCGAACTATCGGCTGCGCAAGTGGGGCGCAGAAGAGAAAGTGGACCCGGGCACGCTGCAGGGGGACGCCGCCGCCGCGTGGAAGAAACTAACCTCGTCCAGCAAAGAGGCCTTCATCGCGGAGCTGGCGAGGACAAACTCCTGGGAGCTCCCGCTCAACGAGGGGCGGCAACGCCGGGCCGACAACGCGTGGGGCATGCAGGAGAGGAAGCAGCCCGGCTTCAAATCCAACCACTGGGAGCAACCCAACGTCCTGGCCCACATCCGCCTCAACGACCGCACCGACGCCGACGGCAAGCGTGTGCTGTTCGTCGAGGAGATCCAGAGCGACTGGGGGCAAGCTGGGAAGAAGAAGGGGTTTGCCCAGCCGGCTGAGGCGCGTGGTCAGCTCGTCGAGAAGATGGCTTTGCTCCAAGGCCAGTTGCGCGATATGGCCCAAGAGCGCGCGAAGGCTGAAGGCATCTCCGAGGCCGAAGCGCACAAGGCGCTGTACGCCGACAGCGAGGACTACCGGCGCAAGGACGAACTGCACCAGCGCAGCCAGCAGGTGCTGCGTGAAAACAGGTTCGGCGTGAACGGCATCCCCAACGCCCCCTTCGTCGGCGCCACCGACAAGTGGCTCGGCCTGGCGCTGAAGCGAGTGATCAAACTGGCCGTCGACGAGGGCTACGACAAGGTGGCGTTCATCAACGGCGACCAGTCAGCGGAGCGGTATGACCTGAGCAAGCAGATCAGCGGGGTGATCCTCGAAAAGAGTGGCGCGCTCATGGTTAACGTAATCCACGCCAATCACAAAGCCTGGACGCCTATAGCGTACACCGCTCTCGACGACGTGATCGGCAAGGAGCTGGCGCAGCGTTTGAAAGACGCGACGCCGAACTCGCACGGGGCTCGGTCGCTGTCCGGCCTCGACCTCAAAATCGGCGGCGAAGGCATGAAGGCCTTCTACGACAAGCTCGTGCCGATCGCGCTCAAGGACCTGCTGAAGAAGTTGGGTGGCGGGGTGGTGGGCGAAGTCGAGATAGCTGCGCACAAGGACAGCGTCTCCGGGGGCAAGAGTTTCACCTACGGACTGATCTCCGACGCGGGGTCAGAGGAAACATCTGTCTACCGCATCCGCGAGGAGCAGCGCATCACAGACCCCATCGGCCCCGACGACATCGTGGCGGGGCCCTTCCCGACGAACGACGCGGCGCGGGCGTGGCTGCACGCCAACGACCCTGCAACGCGCAACGTGCTGCAGCAACCCGGCTTCACCATCACCCCCACCATGCGCGAGAAGGCCGGGCCGGGGCTGCCGCTGTTCTCGCGCCAGCGCGCGACGGAAGAGCGCGACGGCACCTGGGACGCGGGCACCCCGACGAAGCTGGACAAGTTCATCCGGGTGATGCAGGACAAGCACGTCGACGCCAAGCGCGTGCTCGCCGCGGTCAAGGACCAGATCACCGACCTGGCCGAGCAGTGGGACGTCTACCTCCAGGAGGAGCTCTACCACGGCCGCGCGGCCAAGCGGACCAAGGACTTCCTGGACTTCGAGCTGCGTCCGCTGCTGAAGGACATGGTCGCGCGCGGCGTCAAGATAGACGAGCTGCAGACCTACCTGCACAACCGCCACGCCGAGGAGCGCAACGACCAGATCGCCAAGGTCAACGACGCGATGCCTGACGGCGGCTCGGGGATCAAGACGGCAGACGCGCAGGCCTACCTGGCTGCGCTCGCCCCCGCGAAGAAGCGCGCCTATGAAGCGCTGGCCAAGCGCGTCGACGCCATCAACGCCGCGACGGAAAGCATCCTCGTGAAGAGCGGCCTGGAGAAGCAGGAAACCATCGACGCCTGGAACGGCGCGTACAAGCACTACGTTCCGCTGAACCGGACCGAGTTCGAGGACGATCCCAACCGCGGTACCGGGCAGGGCATGAGCGTGAAGGGCGGCGCAAGCCGGCGCGCGATGGGCTCCGAGAAGGAAGTCGGCAACATCATGGCCAACGTGGCGGCCGCGCGCGAGCGCACCATCGTCCGCGCGGAGAAGAACCGCGTGGCCTCTGCGCTCTATGGCCTGACAATCAAGGCGCCCAAGAAGGGGTTCTGGATGCCCTTCGCCCCCGACCGCATGAAGAACCAGGCGGGCATCGAGGCGGAGCTGGTCGACATGGGCATGAGCCCGGAAGAGGCGGCCGAGGTGATGGCCGAGCCGAAGAAGCGGCAGACCAACCCCCGGACGGGCAAGGTCACCTACGTGACCAACCCGCTGCTGCGCAACGCGGACAACGTGGTCAGCGTCCGCATCGGCGGAGAAGATCGCTTCGTGCTCTTCAACCACCAAGACGATCGCGCCATGCGCATGGTGCGCGGGCTGAAGAACCTGGACGTCGCCCAACTGGGCGCAGTGCTGAACATCTCGGCCAAGATCAGCCGCTGGTTCGCGTCGGTGAACACGCAATACAACCCGATATTCGGCGTCGTCAACTTGCTGCGGGACACGCAGGGCGCGTTGGTGAACTTGTCGACCACCGAGATCGCTGGCGAGCAGGCTGAGGTGTTGAAGGGCGCCGGCAGCGCGCTGATCGGGATCTACTCCGACATCCGCGCGCACCGCAAGGGCGCCCAGCCGAGCTCCAAGTGGGCGCAGCTCTGGGAAGAGTTCCAGAAGGAAGGCGGGCAGACGGGCTACCGAGATCAGTACGCCAACCCGAAGGAACGCAATACGGCGCTTGAAGCCGAGCTGAAGAAGATCAGCGAAGGCCGCGCTATGGGCGCCGGCCGCGCCGTCTTCGACTGGCTGAGCGACTACAACGACACGATGGAAAATGCCGTGCGGTTGTCGGCGTACAAGGTCGCCAAAGACAAGGGGCTGAGCAACGCCAAAGCGGCCAGCATCGCCAAGAACCTCACAGTGAACTTCAACCGCAAGGGCGAAGTGGCGCAGCAGGCCGGAGCGCTCTACGCGTTCTTCAACGCCTCGGCGCAGGGTACGGCCCGGATGGCCGAGACCCTGAAGGGCCCGATGGGCAAGCGGATCGTCGCCGGTGGGCTGCTGCTCGGCGTGATGCAGGCGCTCATGCTGTCCGCCGCGGGCATGGGCGAGGACGAGCCGCCGGAGTTCATCCGCGACCGCAACTTGATCCTGCCGATCGGCGACGGCAAGTACCTGTCGATGCCAATGCCCCTGGGGCTGCACGTCATCCCGTCGTTCTCCCGCCGCATCACAGAGCTGCTCCAATCGGGTGGGCGCGACAGTGGGGCGAAGCTGGTCGGGATGTTCGGCTTGTTCGCCGACGCCTTCAACCCGATCGGCAACGCAGGGCTGAGCATGCAGACGTTCATGCCGACGCCTGGCGACTGGGCGGCCGCGCTGTTCGAGAACAAGGACTTCTCCGGCCGGGAAATCGCCACCAAAGACCGCGTGGGCACCGACCCCACTCCGGGCCACATGCGCGCCAAGAACGGTGCCTCCGGTGTCAGCAAGGTCGTCTCGTACTACCTGAACAAGCTGAGCGGTGGGACCGATTACAAGCCGGGGGTGATAAGCCCCACCCCCGACCAGCTCGACTACCTGGTCGGCCAGGTCGGCGGCGGCCTGGTGCGGGAGACCGGCAAGCTATCCTCCACGACGTCGGCGATGCAGAGCGGAGAAGAGCTCCCGCCGCACAAGGTCCCGCTGCTCGGGCGGTTCTTCGGCGACACGACTGGCCAGGCCAGCGTCTCTGCGAAGTATTACAAGAACATCACGCGCATGAACGAGCACGAGAACGAGCTCAAGGGGCGGCGCGAGCACCCGGAGAAGGGCGACACGCCAATGGCGTACCTGCGTGAGAACCCGGAAGCCAAGCTGGTCGGGTACGCCAACTCGGTGGAGCGCGTCGTGGCCAGGGACAAGGCGCTGAAGCGCAAGATGATCGACCGCGGCACAGACGCTGCCTATGTCCGCGTGGTCGAAGCGCGCATCACCGCGGCGATGCGCCGGCTCAACGACAAGCTGGCCGCGCAGGAAGACTAGCCGACCTTGCCGTCGTGGAACGGCAGGCGGCTATGCTGCGCCAGCTCCTGGATCGTCTCCCGCTTGCCTGTAGGCGGTAGCAGGACAGGCGGTGTGAACGCCTCGGGAAACTTCTTCTCGGGCTTGTCGTCCCACACCGGGAGAAAACCTTTGCGCATCAGAACTTCGGCAAGCCGGCCATCGACGGGTCAGTCAATGGCACGATGACGTACCGCGAGCCGGCCGTCTGCGCCGACTTCAACGGGTCCGTCGCCTTCTTGATCGTGGCGATGCGGCCAGGCACCTTGGCAAACTCGGCCCAGGTCCCGCAGTATTGGACCACCTGGTACGTTCCGTTGTCGACGTAGGGGTCGGGTCCGCAGAACCAGCGCACGCACACCCCGACCGTGTTCCACTGAACCTCGGGCACCCCGGCTATCCACCCCGGGGTCTTTACCTCGGGAATGCACGAGGGCTTCACCAGGTATGGGACCTGGGCGGCCGCGGCCAGGGGCAGGGCCAGGAGGAGTAGGGCCAGGCGCTTCATTTGAGACTCGCAGTCAGCGTCCCGTCGCTGTTCACGGTGATCTGGAGGCGAGTCTTGATGAGCAAGTCGGCCTGCTCGATGCGCGTCAGCGGAGCGGGCGGGGGCGCGCTGGCGCCCAGCGCCGGGAACTTCATCGCGAGCCAAGCGTTCAACTTGGGGATGAGAAACTTGGTGAACCAGTCAAGCACGTCGGGGTACTCCTGAAGGCGCTGCGTAACGTCGAAGCCGTCGTCCAAGTTGGCTTCGCGGCTGCCGTCGTGGGTCCATTGCCCCGCGGCGTCGCGCACCAAGATGCCGACGAATTGGCCGAAGTCGAGCGCGTCGCGGCAGAAGATGGCCCACGTCACGCCCCGGTCGGTGCGGATGAAGTCCCCCTCTTCGAGGAAGAACTGGCCGCCTGTTCGTTGTACTGTCATATAAGCCCCCAGAAGTAAGAGAGAGTGCGGATCGCTGCATCGGCGAAGATAACCAGCAGCAAGACGAGCCAGAGGGTGTGCATCTGGCCCGGGTGAAAGTGCATCCACGCCGCGGCGGCGAAGAAGGTCAGCACCATCAGAAAGTACGCCGTGCCGTCGATCATTTTATGGCCACCCAGTCTGAGATCGTAACCCTGTTCGAGTTCTTGTGGCGATCGACGCTGACCGGCGCGCTGAACGTGATGCCGTGCGACGGGTGCGTGATCCACAGCGCCTGGCGCGGTGGCTCGTACCCGAAGTTGTTGGCGTAGGCGTACTCGTCGTAGCCCTTCAGCGAGCCGTTCACGATCAGGCGCTGCAACTGGATGAGCTGGTGCCAGTGGCCCAGCAGCATCGTGTCGTACTCCTGGTCGATCTGCGCGTTGCGCGAGCGTTTCTTGTGGTCGCCGCGGATGATCGGGCCGAGCGCGCCGATCATGCCGTCGCCGCCGCGGAACTGATCGCCGTGCGTCAGCAGGTAGCGGTGACCCATGACGCTGTAGTACGCGTCGGAGCCGTCGGGGATCAGGAAGGTGACGCGCTCGTCGGACTCGAAGCGTTTGGCCAGGAACTGATACACCAGCCAGTCGAACGACGTGAAGTTGCGGCCCTTGGCGCGGATCTTGTGCGTATTGCGGCCGTGGTTGCCGGTGACGCACGGGATGAACACGCGCCCAAACTTGTCGGCCAGGGTCTGGATGGCCCAGGCCAGCGCGCCCCACAGGTCAAGCACGACGGGCATGATCTCCATCTCGTTGGTGGCCGACAGCTCCTCATGGATGTCGCCGGTCACCATGTCCCCGCCCAGGGCGAAGACGATGCCAGGGTACTCCGGCATATTGATGTGATTGAAGAGAAGATCCATCGCCACTTCGACCATCGTCCGCATGCGCTCGTTGGCGATCGACACGTTGTAGCGGTTGACCCCACCGACCTGCTTCGGGTCGACGACCTCGCCCCAGTGAAGGTCGCTGCAGAAGAGCGTCGGCACGCCGGCGCCCCTGAACGCTTTCTTCTCGGGGCGGAGAACCCACTGCGGGAGCTCCTGCATTTGCTCGCGGAGCCCGATGATCTGCGTCTTGACGTACTCGTCGTCGAGCGTCTCGCGCTGCGCGAACTGCAGATCTTTCTTGAGCCCGGCGATGGTGTCCTTCAGGCTCTGCGCCTGCAAAGACTCGGCCTGCTGCAGATGGATATTTGAGACGACCCCCCGCGTTTCCGCTGCGCGCATGCGACTCACGAAAGTGCTGCGGTTCAACCCGGTCATCTTCGCTGCCTGCACCTGGTTTCCCCGGCAGGCTGCAAGCGCGTCGACGACTTCGGTGAGCTGGGCTTGCGTGAGAGCTGGCGTGGTCATTCAGTTCCTTTCTTCAACTTGTACGTGCGTACGGGGCCGCCGGTGTCGGCGACGATGTCAGCGGCCAGGCGTACTGCCTTGGCGCACGTGGCGCCGGCCGCCATCGCACCGCGCGCGGCTTGCGCCCCGGTGCCTACAGCGAACTGTTTCTGGTCGATCGTGTGCCAGCCATCCGCCGACGACCAGCAGGAGATGCCGGCAGCGGACAGCCTGAGAATGGCGACGTCGTTGTTGGGCAGCTTCAGGTTCTTGCGATAGTTGTGGAACCAGATCGCCAGGCCCTTCGAGTCTCCGGCGCCGCCGTACAGATCGCCCTTGATGCGGAAGATCTTCTTGGCCACGCCGCACGAGTCGCCGTCGAACCAGAAGCTGTCGCAGCACATCACGCCCGCCTTGGCGTCTACGGCGATGGTGGTCATGGTTGCGCGCCGCCCTTTGCTGCTGGTTGCGCCCCCATATCCTCTGCTTTCCATCGAGCAATATCCTCACTTGTTGCCCACTTCAACGGCGCTGCTGCGTCGTACTCGGCTAGTGCTGCGCGGGCGTTGCCCCTTGCCTTACCAGCTTGAACACATAGCAGCGATTGGTGTTTTTCTAGTGCTGTCACCAACTCCCGCAGTGCGTCAACTATCTTGTTCATAGCTTTTCCTCGTCGTGCCTTCCAAGCGCCTCGGCGGCTATTTGTCTGCACGCAGCCCTGTCTCGGTTCCATGTCCCGTCCGGTCGCATCGGAGTAGCGATCAGCTCTAGCGCTTGCCTCGCTTCCATCGCCCATAGACTAGGACGACGAGCAAACCCTGCGTCAGCAAGCTTCTGACTTCGCGTCGGCTCACCCTGATCCAGCGCCTCCACGATGGCTGCGCGGAGCCTAACAATCTCGTCAGCGGCTTCTTCACACTCGTTGCTCATGTTGCGCAGACTTTGAAGCTCACGATCTGTCAGCGCCCGTTCCGCGGACAAGGTGCGCGAGACCATGTCGGAAATGGTCTTGACGCTCATAGGAATGCGGGGGCCGGGGTGCAGCTCGCTGCCAGCAAGAGAACGACCCCGATCGAAATCGCCAGGTAGTCCAAGTACGAGAAATGAAATTTCATCACGCGCCCTTCATGGTGTAGGTGCGGGGCTTCCACCCGCTGCGACCACCACCGCCATGACTCGGCAGATAGCCTCTGCCCCCTTCGGAGAACCCCGGGGGCGAGGGTGCGCGTGGGCAAGACGCGCGGAGGACATTAGAGCGCCCGGGCTTCCAGCCAGGCGTCGACGGAGACTTTGGTCCAGGCCAGCCTGTTGGTCCCGAGGAGCAAGCACCGCGGGGGCAGCCGGTGCGGCCGGCGGGACAGATCGGATCGAATGGTCGCCTCGCTGAGCTGGAGCATCTCCGACAATTCGGTGACTCCGATCAGGCCTGGCGGGAGGGGTGTATTTGGCATGCAGGATTATACGGTTGCACGAGACAGTGTCGTGTTGTAGCTACGCAACATATGCGCTCCTGACGTTCTTGGCTTTCACGCGCGCCCGGATCGCGTCGCAAAGCACGCCGACGGCCAGGTGTTGAAACTCGGGGATCGAGCCCTCGTTGTGCAGCTCCTGCCAGATGGGCACCCCAGCCATTGACGTCTCGCTGGCGTGCGCCTCGATCGGGGCCACGCCGGGGCGGGAGACGTGCACGAGGAAGCCGCCCTGGGTTTCTATCCAGCGCGCCTCGTTGGGGAAGCGGACATCCGGGATGACGAGAATGTCTTCCTTCGCCGCCTCGGCGCGCAGCGCCAACGCCTTGACCCAGAAGTCGTCGCCGTGCTGGCCGCGGCCCCACTCGGTGCCCAGGGTCTGCGCGAGCTGGCGGTAGCTGCGCCCCAGCGCGGGCACCGGGCGCTCTTTCAGGCTGCGATCGGTCATGTAGTGCGGGGGTACGCCCAGCGCCTCCAGCATGGCGCGCATGGGGTCGGCGAAGCTCAGCTTCCGGCCGGTCCCGATCCGCTTGGCGTAGTCGACGATGGCGTCGGCCGCGGTGTCCTTGCCGGCGCCGGCCGGCCCCGATAGTCCAATGATCAGCTGTCGCATGGTGTCCTTTCAGTCGTCTTTGCGGAAGTAGGGTGTGATGAAGCCGTCGCCTCGAAGCGGCAGACCCGGGGCCCAGGGCACCTCCTCGGCGAAGATGTCCTGTACCCGGCGCAGCAGCCGCGGCGCGTCGGCGATCTTGAAGCAGGGAACCACCTCGTCGTGGACGTGGAAGCGCACGGCGTGGTGTAGCCCTTCTTGCTCCAATCGGACCAGCTTGTGGTACAGCAGGTCGCGCGAGCTGGCCTGGTCGGCGTTTTCAGTGAGCCGGCCACCGTACAGCTTCTGCTGCTCCCACTTCTTGGTCATCTGGTTCTGCCCCCAGAAGTGCACCTCGGGGCCGTACTCACCCTCGCCGATCGAGGGCTTGACGTAGCACAGCTCGCGACCGGAGGGCAGGCGCAGGAACAGCCCGCCGTTGGCGTAGCGGAAGGCCATGCCCTTGACTGCGTCCTGCGGCTTCTTGGTGCTCACGCAGGCCATGCAGGCCGTGTTCAGGATCTCCCACAGCCCAGGGGTCTGGTTCTTGTACGACTGGCCGGAGATCTTCAGGTTAGCCGCGCGCCAGGCTTCCTTGAGCGGGTTCAGATCTTCCATCGCCAGGCCCATCTTCAGCGCGCCCATGCGTACCAGCGCGCCGGCGCCGCCCTGGTAGCCCAGCGCGAGCTCGGCGACCTTGCCCTTGGGCCGGTACGGGCTGCCCTTGGTGATGGACTCAATCGGCACCTTGAACATGGCCGCCGCGCTGGCCTCGTAGATCTTGCCGTGGGTGCGGAACACCTCCAGGCGCCATTCCTCGCCAGCGGCCCAGGCCAGCCAGCGCGCCTCGATCGCGCTGAAGTCCACCGGCGTGAACACGCACCCGTCGTCGGCGACGAACGCAGTGCGGATCAGTTGGGACAGCACGTCAAGCGGGTCGTCCCACATCATCTCGAAGGTCGCGTAATCACCCGCAGACAGCAGCTTCCGAGCGTAGTCCAGCTCGTCGAAGTCGGCGGTGTGGGGCATGCTGTTCTTGCGCAGGTTGTGCGGCTGCACCAGCCGGCCGGCTGCGCGCCCGGTGCGCCCGGCGCCGTAGAACTGGATCATCCCGCGGAGCCTGGCGTCTGCGCCGGCGGCCCTGCGCATGGCGTGGTACTTGGAGACCGACGATTTTCCAAGACGCTGGCGAATGGTCAGCACCTCGGCCACCGTTCTGTCGTCCAGGGACGACAGCTCTATCAGCCGCGGGATGTCCGCCTTGGTCAGCTCGGTGACTTCTTCATCGAGCTCTTTGGACAACCAGGTCTTGAGCTGCGCGACGCTGTTGGGGTTCGACAAACCCGTCAGCGCGATGGCCTTGCGCAGCAGCTTCTGCTTGACCTGCCCTTCCAGCGTGATCGCGTTGTCGATCAGGTTCAGGTCGACCTTGACGCCGGCCCTGTTCATCTTGTGGTCCAGGACGTAGTGCATCTGCTCGATGGCCGGCATCGGGGTCTTCTCCAGGCGCTCGGCGATCTCGTGCTCAGATTCCACGTCGACGACGTTGTAGTTGCAGAAGAGGGCCCAGCGCGCAGGGTCGTGCCTGGGGAGGTTGCGTGTACGCCTGCCGTTCTTCTTCGTGGCCTTGCACGGGATGCAGAAGAACCGGATCAGGCCCCAGCCCAGCACGTCCTTCTGGATCTTGGCGCGCAGCACCTTGCCGGCGCCGGCCAGGTCACCAGGCAGGCCCAGTGACAGGGCGCGGACCATCGTGCAGCGCCACTGGCTGGCGTCCAAAGTGAAGTCCAAATGCCGTTCGAACGCGCCGATCTCGAACGCGGCGTTCCACGCCGTCTTGATAACGTCCGGCGATACTAGGTCGCGCAGCACAGAATCAGGTAGCTCCTGGCCGGCCGTGTGGTCGCAGCAGACCGTGGGCTGCGCGACGCCGTCGATCACGTACTTGTAGGACGTGAGAAGGATCTCGAAGTCTGGGGACGCGAAGTAACAAGCAGCGCCGGCCTTCTTCAGGTCGACGCTGCTGTACGTCTCGACGTCAAGCCGCAGAATGCGCAAGGATCAGTCCAGGGACGGGTCGATCGCGGGCAGCGTCGACTGCGGGGCCGCCTGCTCGGTGATCATGTTGAT